CTAGTAATGACGTGTAGTCTATTAGCAGTTGCTGCAGTTGCTTTTAAAATATCTGATTCAGTTAATACTAGTGTTGCATTATGTCCACCCATACCTTGTATTGTAGACTTAGCTCCAACAAAAGTATCTTTTAAAAACTGAAAGGTATCATCTCCATTTACTATAGTTAATGATATACTATCATCATTGTTACTATCTTCGCAAATAATAATAGATTTTATAATAATAGTAGAACCACTAGCTACAGTAATTAATGCAGTAGCATCAGTAGTTGTAAGATCTACTTTAGAATTTTTGTAGGTATGAGCCATTACTCAACACTTTCTTTAAAGCCATCACTAAGTTTTTTCCAAAATTCGTCTAATGGATTATGTTCACAGTTAGCACATTTACAAGAAGCACAGACACCACCATTACCACAATGACAACTATGTTCACAATTTCTACATTGATCTAAGTCAGAAACCATGCAGCTACCTCCTGATTTTCTACATTATGATAACTTACTAATTGATTTATAACATCTTCTGTAACTAGTTGAAACTCATATTGTGATAGCAATACACCTTCTAAAGTATATGCAGGATAGTTATAAACATATTCTAAGTTTTGTTTACTTGCCATCTCTTAACTCTTTGTTAAGTTTCTGTCTAACCATTTCAAAATGTGGTTCCCAATCTTCATCACTACCTGTTTCAAAATCTCCAAACTCAATATCATTAATCCATATTCTATTGTCTGAAGTTTTAAATGTATACACAGGTTCTATTCTATCAGTAAGAACTCCATGTTTACTATCTTCAACAGCTATTAATTGATTATCTTCTACAACCCAATGTGATCCAGAAACTAATACATCTTTATAATTATAAATGTTTTGTGGTAAGAATTGCATTTTAGCTTCAACAATACCACCTTTAGTTTTTTCTCCTAATTCAATATTAGTAATTTCTTTTGTACTACCATCAGCCATTTGTATAGGAGTGCCTTCAACAAAACAACCACCTGATGGTCCGTCTGGTCCTGCACCTTCTTTTTCTTTTTGTTGTTGTTTTTTTTGTCGTTCATTAAATGCATCCAAGTTTTTTTGTTTTTGTTTTTCTGCAAATTCTTGTTGTGCTTTTTTAGTTGCGTCAGTTATTTCTTTTTCTGTTTGTAATGCTGATTTTAATGCTGCTTTTGTAGTTTCAGGAGTACCTTCACCTTTTAGTCCTTCTTTACCAAGACGTCCTAGAAAACCTAATATTCCTGTATTAGCTATTGGTCCAGTATAACCATAAGTTTCTGGATTAGTTGGGTCACGCTTATCTAAATCTACATTTCTTTGTTGTCTACTGTAGTAATCACTAATAGTATTGGCAGAAGCCAAAGGACTTGGAGCATACTTTGGATTATTATAACCAAAATACTGACCTAATAAATTAGGATTATAAGTTGGATCAGGTATTGGTTTACCAAATCTGTATCCATCTCTGCCACCAGCGTCTCTTGCTACAGTTTCAGTAGATACTAAACCAGTAACTGGATCTACAGGTAATACTCCTGCACTACCTGGTTCACCATAATCAATAGTTGAATCATAGTAAGCGGCTCCACCACCTACAGAACCATCTTCATTAAGTTGTCCTGGTACTCCAAAAATAGGATTACCATCTGGACCTATTGTAAATCTATTTTGTGCTACTTTACCTGTAGGTGTATCAATAAACTCTTGTTCACTTGTAGGAATATTTTCAATAAATTTTTGATTACCAAATTGTAATGAGTTACCTAGTAAACCTTGTTGCGTTTGTAATATATTATCTACAGCAGAAGGGTTTCTTGCACTTAATCTTCCATATTGCATGTTTTTATATCTTGCAACTAATTCATCAAAATATGACATTATCTATAACCTTCTTTGATTGCTTCTATATCTATACCTTGTGCATCTGACCACGTAGTAGCTGCAGGTATAGTTAAGTTAAATTTAAAATATCTTGCTGATTTATGAAATGGCATTGTGCCTGTAGCATGTATGCTAGCAGCAGCAGTATTAGAAGCAGTATCAGCAACTCTGTTTCTAAAACTTAATGTTCCTGTAGCAGCAGTAGTATCTACTATAGGTCTTACATGTGTAACTAAAGATCTGTGTAATGGAAATATTTCTGTTTCTCCAGTACCAATTTCAGCTTCTAATGCATCACCATTAAAAGATCCTAGTTTATGATCTGTACCAAATGCACCTACTGTTCTTAAGCCACCAATAAATATAGCACTATCCAATGATACTGTTATAGCATCTAAATCATTAGTACCTGATGCTGGATAGTCATCTAGTTCTTCTAAAGTAAATCCAGGTGATAGGTAATCTATAATAACTTCATGTTCTAATTCTACAATAGACCATCTATTACTAGCTATGTGAAATATTAATATCTTATCATTTAGTGTACCAGAGTTATTACCAGTAGCAGAAGGATAAGACCACATAATTAATTTGTTTTCATGGTCATAAGAAGCTCTTACTCTTTCTCTTAAAGCAAACTTAAGATCATTATAGAAAAAACGATCTACTTTATTTGCACCAATAGGTTTAGCACTAGAACCATCAGTAACATAAAAACCATCTTCAGATAGAAAGTATACAAGGTTTCCAACTTGGATTACATTCTTACCTTGTACAGCTCCTCTATTATCTTCTATTCTTCTAAATTGAAATACAACATTACCACCACGATAATCCATACGAGTGATACGAGACTCTTGAAATATTAATCCGTATTGTCCGCCAGTTAAACCAGTAATAACACCACCTTCAGGTAATACTTCAGAGTCAGATTGATTAGTACCTACAGTCCATGAAGTAGGACTATTAAAGCTAGACCATTGTACTTTATTTTGTGCAGTAGGTTGAAATCCTGTAACTACAAAATTACCTACAACTGCTGCATGTCTAAATACTGGAGGTGATCCAGCTAATGTTGCAAAGTCTGTTGAGCTATCTAGTGTCCACGCTTGAGGTGCATCATCACCATTAAATGCAATAACAACTTCACCAAATCTAATAAAATCCCAATAAGATTCTGCAGGATAACTAAAGGTAGTACCACCACTTTCATCAACAAAAGCATTAGATGTTAGTTTGTATAATTTAGTAGCATCGCCTGCAAATATAGATACAACACCACTATCAGACTTAAATGCTTTACCACCTTGCGCTCTAGCAGTTAACGCATTACTTGAAGTAGCAGCTATACTATTAAAAGGTCTATAACTGTTTACTGCAGGAAATACATTCCTTGCTTGTGTAGCACCAGGATTAGCATGGTCTGGCAAATCTGGAAGCCATTCTCCAAAAGGTAATTGCATTAATCTACGTTATCAAAATTGTTAATATTAATACCTGATCTTTGAATCAAAGGCGTACCATTATATTTATCTAAGTCATCTGCATCTTCTACTTGTTTAATAGCAGATTCATATTGTGTTTTAAATTGTACAACAGTACCTTGATCCATACCACGAATAAATGTACTAGCAAAATATAATGCACCATATAGGTAAACATCAGGATGACTAGTAAGAATATGATTAGTTGTAGTAGTACTATCAATAGCATCAAAAGCTTTATAAAAAGATAGTCTTGCTGTTTGTGCTGTATCAGGAACTGGACTAAATCTAAAGTTAGTACCTTCTACTGAGTAAACTCTAGGTGTGCCTGAATTATTAATACCTTGTGTATTAGCTTGATGAAAAGGAGTCATTAGTTGTAAAGCTTTATCAGGTGAAGCACTAGTAATAATAAAACTTCTTACTTGCAAAAAACCAGTTGGTAATGCCTCTGTTTCTGAATCAATAGTAAATGCAGTATCTACATTTTCCATAGCTCTTATTCTTAATCTACGATTAAAGTCTGCTTCAGTAAGATCTATAAAGTCATCTATCTCTGTAGTCAAATCATCACGTGCTAAGAAATTAGCAATAGCTGTTTTTAAATTTGCATAATTGTTTAAAGCCATTATAACCTTTTACTTCCTGTTCTAAAGTTTTCGAACTCATTACTATTAATCATCTTTTTAATAATATCTCTTTGATCATCTGCATGTAATTGATGATAATTAGAATGACCAAATAGTTCTTTAGTTTTAATTTGTAATGCAATCAATGGTATCTGTGCTATACGTTGAAACTCACCTTTTTGTTCTGTATGGTTTCTTGCTATC